TACTATCTGTCCGCCTGCCCCTAGTACATCTCCCTTGGCGTTTACGTTCATGTTACCAACTGCCTGTACAGACTCGTTGGCCGCTCTAAGTTTTTCTATGTCCACCATACGTCCTTGCATGGTTCTATACATTCTTTTTCTGGGTGCTCTTGCTACCATAATAATATGCTCCTATTATAATTACTTATCATCTCAAAAATTCAGTGATATCTAAATTGTACAGCATGGGATTGATCTTGTGTACTCCTATTAAGAATAAACAGAAACTGGCCACGCTTGATCCTCTCCCTACACCCCATACAATGTTGTTTGCTCTCAACGTGTCGACAAAGTAAATTAAGAACTGTAACACACGTATGAATTGTTTCTTCTCAAACAGATCATATTCCATCTGCACTTGTAATTTCTCCTCATCGTTCTGACATTTATCAAGCAACCATTCTAAGACATTTATTTGGTAATACTTCTCAGGCATGTGCCAGGTGTCGCAGTTCTCCTTGTCAAATTCTGCAGGTTTTGGTCTCTTGGGTGCTGTGTTGATCACTGGTAGATCTATACCCAACTCCTTTAGGCTGTCTGAATACTTGTCTATGTCGTTAAAGTAGAGTTTTGATATGTCAAAGTCTGGATCTGTGTACAGTAAGTCGATAACATCCTCTTCTGAGAATATTACATCACCGTGATCATTTATCTTTGTTTTTGTTTTTGTCTTTTCCGCCATCTAAAACCTTTGGTTGGAACTCAAACACTTTAGCATGATAGTCGTGGGTCTTGTCAACAGGAATATTTTGATTGTTCCAACTGAAGTGTCCTGTGTAGATTCCTTTGTCAAGCTCTTGATCATATGTTGCCGTGTCTGCCCTTAACCACCATGGATCAAATTTACTGTATTTCGCTGAAAACCAATCGGGTCTATCTAACAGTATAAGCTCTTTGCTGTCTTTGTCAACCTTGTAGGTAATACCATCGCCCTGCCATGATGATAGTTCGATGTTATTAATAGTGATGACAGAATCTAAAACCGAGTTTGCTTTACAGAAACACACCGCGGCCATGATCTGGTCATAGGGAGGTTTTGGTAATTCAATGAATCTGTTTGTAGAATTTTTCTTCAGTGTATGGTAGAGAGGTTCGTCTCTCCATGTTGTAATAGTGTTTGCAAAAACCTGATCGAAAAGATTTTTTAGTCTTTCAAAATAATCAGTCTGTTCTTTTAGACTTGCTGTGTGTGGCGTGAGAGAAATGTTTAGATTGTATTCATTAGAGAATAGTTCACCGTCGACTATGATTATGCTTTTGAATTTTGTCTTCCAAGTAAAAGTGTTTGACATCAAAACTATTTACTAGTCGATGTTGACCAGGTCGCCTAGGTCTGGTTCGTTCCTTAACTTCTTGTTGTTCTTGTGCCATTCCTCGATACGTTTCTGTCTGACTGCATCTTGGTATGTCTTAAGTGCTTGTTGAAGATTGAAAAGTAACTCTGGATTCCTGCCACGTCTCGCGATTGCAACTTTTCTCGACAGTTCTTTGATACGTTTGGAGATGTCCTCCTCGGACATGTTGCCTATTTCTTCTTGTAATGGATGGAAGTACATATGCCTCCTTAATTATTATACGTATTGTTTACCAAGTTGGTGCATCAATACTGTTGTGCCACCGTCTGGTGACATGAATTCGAACAAAGCTCTCCCTAGTCCTATTGTGATTTGGTCTGAAGTACCGTCACTGCCAGTTACATTGTCTGCTTTGATCACAGCAGTTGGAAAAGTCAAGATACCTGTTGAGGCTGGCGCCACTGTCACGTCTAAGATCATTCTACCCAATGCTCCTGTTGGGAAGTTAGTGAATGCAAACGTGGTATCTGCTGTTATAGTTAAAGTTTGATAATGACCATTCTCGTGATTCAATGTAACACTGCCACTAGACACACTGCCGTGTGCATAGATAGTTTCTGACGTGTCTTTGAACTTTGCTCTTGAAACCTCGTTGTCTGTGAAATTACTGGCGGCATTTAGATTGGCCTTGTTTGTCTGCATCTCCTCTATCTCGGTTTTGCTTTCTATGAAATTTTGTTTAATGGCACTGAAGTTGTCTCTGAATCCTTGAGAACTGTTGTCCTGCCCTGCAACGGGAAAAGTTGGACTTATATTGCTTGGTACTATTTTACTTGCCATTATTGTATTCCTTTGTCTCTAAATTTAAGATATTTATCGTTGCTTCTCTCCACCTTTATAATAGTGCCTGCTGACGGTACTTCTTTGGTAAAAGTTATTGTTGTTTTGTTTGTACTGGTATTGTAAGATAGTGAAATGCCGTATTCATGGTCGGCTGATCTCAATTCTGTATCTGCTGTTGGATTAAGATGACCGGCAAATCCAGAAGCAGTCCACCCCTCACCTGGTAATACTGTTGCAGTACCTTCTTTGACCAATATATCTTCTTGGTGTACAAGTTCGTCAACCACAAATGCTGTTGTTGTGCCGTCCGCTGTGAAGGTTTCTGTCGCTACCTTGCTCTTGCTCACCACATATCTATCTATCGTGAACGCTATGTTCTTGAAATTTAATGCCTTGTCTTCGATCCTTTTCTTAACCAACCCCGATGTTCCTGGTTTACAGTAGCAGATCGGAATTGCCATTACATACCCTAATGGTGCCAGGTCGTCTGACTGGGTGGTTTTCATCCACAAAGGAAGATGGTCCCATTCTTTGTGTCCCAGGCTCTTCATTCTTGACCTCATATTCGCCACTGCATTTGGATACAGGGTTTCTATAAATCCAAGATCTGCACTCAACTGATTGGCGTATCTAACTTTGGATCCTGATGTACTGAACGAAAGTCCTCCGTCTGTGGTTACTTCGTACTCCACGACATCTGCAGTGGCATTCATGGTGGATGCCCTAGGTCCTAATAATGGTTTTGCTATGGCATCTCTCAATTTTATCGAACTAGAAACGGATTGCCCGTTTTTGTTGACCATGCTATCGTTTATCTCTATGTAAACCACTTCGTATTTTGTAGTTGTGCCTTCTTTGGCCACAGCAGTCTTTAAATCTCCAAAGTACAAAGTCTTGGGAGAGTGGTTTTGTTCCATCTGTTGTTGTAACGTCGTCAGCGTTTGTGCTTCTAGACCTGACATCATTAACATATCCGGCTTGACCGTCATCCCAAAGTTTGTGTCTTCTGGTCTGTATATATTTTCAACAGAGTTGATGTTTGGATCTTGAGCTATACTGTAGAATATGTTCTGATCAATGAATGATGTTGCATGTCCTGACATGTTTCCGTATTCTATCTGCGTGTATGGAATATCTATGTTTAATGTGAATTCTTTTGATGTTGCCAACGACTGGTATTGGTCACTAACAGAAGCCGTGAATGTGTATGCTCTTGTCGAGTCTGTGAAGTCACTTGGATCTATTGTTCCTACAAGATTTCCCTGCTCTGACAGTGTGATACCAGGTGGCAAAGATCCGGATGTTTTTGTATAACTCAGCACTCTATTAGTCTCTTCTGCCACTGCTTCTAGAGATAACAAACTTGGTATGTCGGCTTTTAATGTCCCGATCACTGTTGGTGTGGTAAATGCTATTCCTATATCCAACTCACCAATCACTTTCATGGTGAATGCTTGGTCTGTGAATACGTTAATGCCTGTACTGATCACCCGATTAGCTCTGACAGTGAATGTATAGTCAACTTCTATTGCGGCCTGTCTGGCCAATTGCCCGTACAGTTCACCTGAATTGATGTCTATAGATACCCCTGCCGGCAATGAGCCTGACTGTATCGAATATTCTAGATCACCTTGTGTTGGATCGAAATCCTCCACATCAATTTTTATGACCAAGGCATTGTCATGTCTGAATGTACCAAGATCTGAACCTGTCCTGAATACAGGTCTCCTGTTTGCACTTAGATCCATGGTCAGTGCCGAGCCGTCCATTTCAGTTTTGTCTATGGTGATTGCTGTGTTAGAAACTCTCCAAAAGTCTGCACTGTATACAAATATACTATTGTTCTGTTCAACAAAACTGGTACCATCAGATACCCTGATTATGAAATCAAAATTTTTGCTTATGCTTTTTGTTGTGACAGTACGGTCAAACGTGCCGTCGAACTCATCATCGTTGCCACTGCCATCATATCCTCCACGCACTCCAAATCTTTGATCATCTGTCAGTGCGACTATACCAGATATCAGTCCTGCCTTGCTCATGGTCACACCTGGTGGTAGTGATCCTTGCACTATCTCATACACAAGAGACTGGCCTGCACGTGTGTCTGTGTCTGTGGCCTGCATCTGAAGTGATATACTGGAGCCATCAATTACCCAGTAGAGTCCAACACTGGTAGAGTCATCCAGTTGCAGTTGTCCAGATGCTGTTGTGAACGTGGGTGTGTCCGCACCTTGAACATCTAATGAAAAAGTCCTGTCTGTGATAGTGGTACCGGCCGTGGCTCGCACGACGAAGGTGTAAAGAGTTCTTTTGGCAACCTCAGCCGGAGTACCTGTCAGTAGGCCTGTGGATGTTACCTGCATTCCTGCGGGTAGGCTTCCTGCTATCACGGAGTAAGCGATGGCCGTTGAATCGCTAGTGTTCGCTTCTAGTTGAAGAGAAAATGACGCTTGTTCGTCTATAGTTGCAATTTTACCTGCCGTGGTTGTCCACACTGGTGTTGCCATTACTGTACTCCTTACAAGGGTATTTATTGGCGATTACTGGCTATTATTCTGTGTACGAATCCAGTGTTCTAGTTGCTGTCGGAGGCCTTCACATGTGATTTTGTCCTGCTCACGTCGTATGGCCTCCTCCAAGCGTTTGATCTCGGAATGTGCAGTCTTATGCCTATTACGGTCGTTGTAACGTCTTCTCATGTTTGCCTTGTTTAAGGACTATGTGTTTGTATTACTACGCTTGATCGTAGAATGGAATAACCCTTAGGGTTCCACCAATCTTTATCTTGATGTAACCTGTTGGTGTAGCCGGCAGTGCATCTCCACCACCTGCCGATCCCACAGTTGTCTGTGTGTCGGTCCTGATGTCCAAGTAACCTGTTCCGTCTGTGTCCAATTGTAAGTCAGCATTTGACACATGGGTAGAAATCTTGTTGTCAGTAATAGAAACTTGATCAAGAACAACAGATCCTGTACCATTTGATTCTATTACAACGTCTTCGTTGGTTACGTTGGCCTGTATTTTTGAACCTGTTTCCATGAATAAAGTATTATCAATCATCGCTGATGCTATAGACATGACTCCTGGTACTGATACAGTTCCAGAATTAAGTGTGATTGCACCTGTTCCGTTTGGACTTATTATCAGTCCACCGTTACTATTAGTTGTGCTGATAGTGTTGGTATCAAATCTGATGTTATCCACATCTGCTTGTCCTGTGATTGCAACATTTCCGGTAATAGTTTGTCCAACTGTGGTCATAGCATTCTGGATGTCCACCACACCACTTCCGTTGGCCGAAAGTTCAAGGTTGGCATTTGTGGCATTTGTTGTGATCTTGTTGTCTTTGGTTCTAACACCATCAACATCTAATTGTCCTGTGATTGTTTGTGTTCCTGTTGTGGCGATGTCCGCAGTGTTTAGTGTTCCTACCACTGTTGCGTTTGCCAGTATCTTCGTGTGTCCTGAGCCACTGCCGTCTAATTCTAGATCTGCGTCTGAGGCGTTGGCCTTGATAGCGTTGTCATCTATTGTGACACCATCGATCGCGATCGCACCAGTCATGGTTGCCGCATTTATCGTTGGGTTGGTTAAAACTTTGTTTGTTAAGGTTTGAGATCCTGTAAGAGTAGCCACTGTTGAATCTATTGCAACAGTGACAGTATTATCTGTACCTGCTGTCGTGATACCAGTACCACCAGAGAACTGCAAACTCTCAGAGTCCAAGTCGATTGAAAGTGTTGTTGAGTCATCACATGCGAAGTCTAAATCCTGTGCTGTCACCTGTGCATCAACATAAGTTTTGATTGCACCCTGCGTGGCCAATAGTGTCGCACTTGAGCCCAATGTACCGTTGTCTATGCCTGTGACCGTTGCACCTGTCGCCAGTGCCAGAGATGTTCCCACGGCCAGTGTAGATCCAAGTGTTGTGGCACCGGTTACGTTCACTGTGCCTGTTGTCTGGATATTGTCTGCTAGTGTAATCTGTGTTGAATCATTGGAACTTATTTGGCTTCCGTTGATTGTGATTGATCCTAAGTCTATGTTTCCTGTGCCATTTGGTGTGATAGTTACATTACCATTTGTCACGCCTGTAGTGATTGCAAAGTTGTTTACATCTAGATTTGCATCAAGTGTGTTGATGTCGTTGTCACCACCGTAAAGTTCTACGAAATTGTCATTGATCTTGTCAAATGCTGTTCTTAACGGATCGCCTGTGCCGTCATTTGCACTTGATCCTATGTTTATTGGTTGTCTTGCCATTTTTATAATTCCTTTTGTTACAGATATTTATTGTAAATTTTATAAACCTAATGTAATTATTATATGTCTATCGCTATACGCTGGAATTTGAACACTGTGCTATCGTCGGTTATGTTAGTGACCTTAACCTGCACATTATCACCACTAATTGCAACGGAATATGTTGCCAGGCCTGTCGCATGATCGCTCACTGATCCAAATGTTGATATGTACGCTGTAGTTCCGTCATGTATCACGTTGGCTTCCACTAATTCAAATCTGCTGTTTGTGGCGTCTGTGGCAGATATAAAGTATTTTGCACTTCTGTACACTGTTTTATCAAACGTGTTGAGAACACTAGTTGTTGAGCTGGCCACTGTTGTTGTGGCATCTGCTATGTCTGAGTGATTCAATGTTGCACCCGCGGTGGCGAATGAAAGTGTTCCTGCCCCGTCTGTGCTTATAAATTGTCCACTCGAGCCATCTGTGGTCGGGAAGGTAAATCCACTTACTCTTACACCCCCTGAACCATTACCTGTCAGTTCTAGATTGGCGTTCGATGCATTTGTTGATACAGTGTTGTCTGCTATTGTTATACCATCGATTGTCAAAGATGCTGTAGTATTCAATGATGTGAACGAACCCGCCAAAGGTGTTGCACCACCTATGACTGTGTTATCAATAGCACCGCCATTGATATCTGCTTTAGCGATTACAACTTGTCCTGTTCCAGCAGGTGCAATAACAAGATCCGAGTTGGACTGTGTGGTTGTGATCTCGTTATCTGTAATATTGATATTAGAGTCAACAGTTAAATTTGCTACCACTACAGAACCAGTACCACCCGGTGTAAGGTTGATATCTGCGTTTGAACTTGATCCTATGGTGTTATCATTGAATGTTAGATTGTCTATTGTTGTTGTGCCAGCAAGACTTGTTGTACTTGTAACTGTGAGTGTTGACAACGTTGTTAGGCCAGATGGAACAGCAAGAGTAGAACTCATGGTTGTTGCACCCGTAAGTGTTGATATACCAGATACATTTAAAGTGCCGTCCACAATCAAATTCTCATTGATGTTTATTGCTGACGAATCATCTGAACTGAATGAGGTACCATTGATTTTTATAGCACCAAACACAACCGAACCAGTACCGTTTGGTATCAAATTTATGTTATCATTAGTCCTAGTGCCTTCTATATTGTTGTCATTGATACGTATTGCTGGAAAAGACACAGAACCTGTTCCGGCAGGAACAAAAACTATATCGTCGTTTGTTCTTGTGGCACTTATCTCGTTGCCAGTAAAGGAAAGATTTCCTGAGAATAAAGGTGAAGCATACAGTTCAGTGAAATTGTCATTGACCTTGGTCATTGCTGAACGTAAATTATCACCTGTTCCGTCGTTAGCGTTTGATCCTATGTTAAGTGTTTGTTGTGCCATGTCTATACTGCAATTACCCTTCTTATAACTTTGACCACGTGGTCGTTAGTGTTATTTATTGTGCCCCTGAGTCTTAGATTTCCGCTGTCTATATCTGCTGATACTGTGATAAGTCCTGTTGACGTTCCCACGTTACCAAATGTGCTTACATATGCAGTTGACCCGTCATGAACAACATTTGCTTCAAAAATTTCGTAGTTCCCACCAGTAGCATCCACCACCTGAACATTATATTTGGCTACCCTGTATGTTGATGCCGATACAGAATCAAGTGTTGCTGATGCCGATGAGGTTCCTCCTGGTCTGGCCAGGCTCACTCTGTATGCGTTCACAGTTGTTGAACCACCCGAAGTGGATGTTGCTGAAAGTGTCGTGGTAGATCCTGCGTGTCCCACGGTCAATAGAATTTGATCTGTGCCTTTTGATGATGTTAATCCGTATTGTGACACGAATGCATTTGTTCCGTCACTTACAACTGCCGCTTCGGTTATCGCTGAATGTCCTTCTGATGCGTTGTGCGAAACTATTACATAGTGTGCCGCCTGGTATGACCCAGTGCTGAAAGTATCTAGTGTTGTGGTTGCACTTGAAACTGTTACATTTCCTATCACATTTATGTTTGTTGAACTTCTGT